GGGGGAACGGTCCCGGGGGACGACCGAGAAATTTGTGGCTGCGGCAACGGCGCTGTGGGGGGAGCGGTGGGATTACTCCAGTGTAGAGTACACAGTGGCCCACGCTCACGTGGAAATCGGGTGCCCAGAGCACGGGCCCTACATGCAGACGCCCACCAACCACCTGTCGGGTAAGGAGGGGTGCACCAAATGCAACCACATGAAATCCGCCCCGGAGGACGCGCTTGCCGCCTATCTGGCCAAGTTCACGACAGTGGTACGGCGGGACCGAACGCTGATCGCGCCGCGCGAGGTGGACATCTATCTACCAGAGCATGATCTGGCGGTGGAGTTCTGTGGGATGTATTGGCACAGCCACCCGGACATGGAGGATGAGCGCAAGAACCGCCGGCGCCACGAGGAGAAGTACCGTGCCTGCGCGGAGAAGGGCGTGCGCCTGATCACGCTATATGAAACAGAGTGGACAGAGCGGCCGGAGACCGTGAAGCGGATGCTCCGCCATGCCGTTGGCGCAGGCCGTGGCCGGTTGATGGCCCGCAAATGTGATCTGCGCAAGGTGGATACAACTGAGGCAAAGCGGTTCTATGAGCGGTATCATCCGCAGGGGGGCGCCGGCGGCGGGGAGCATTACGGCCTCTACCACGGGGACAAGCTCGTGGCCTGTATGCGGTTCACCTACGGGGCGAACGACCGCGGGCACGGCGCCAAGTCACGGCAGTGGACCTTGGGGCGGTATGCTACACGGCTGCCGGTTGCGGGGGCAGCGGGCCGACTGTTCAAGGCGTTCGTGCGCGAACACAACCCCCAGAGCGTGAAGTCTTTTTCTGACAACCGTTGGTTTGGTGGCGGTATGTATGCACAGTTGGGGTTTGCGCTGGAGGCCGAGGTTGCCCCGGATTATCAGGTCTGGAGTGTGCGGGCGGGGCTGCGGCCAAAATCACATTATCAGCGGCGCCATATCCCCAACCGGATGCGGGATCACGGAATGGAGGGCGTGTTTGATCCAGCCACGGATCCTCGAACAGAGGCGGAGATGACTTATGCCATGGGGGCGCGTCGCATATTTGATTGCGGAAAAAAACGATGGGTGTGGACGGCCACCCCCTGAGTATGCTACGTTAGTGGGAGCAGGACATACAAGCCGTGCAGACAGGCCCTGCCCTGACGTTGCACAGACTACACGGCCAACCCTTGTGCAAGAGGTAACACCATGGCGAAAACCAGCTTCTCTGGTCCCGTCCACTCCGCAGCCGGCTTCGTCGGCGCGATCAATCTCCCCGCCTATACAGTTACTACCGCCCCTTCCGCCGCAGATGCCGGTGCTGGCGCGGTCATCTTTGTGAGCAACGGCAATGCCGGCGATCCTACCCTTGCAGTGAGCGATGGGACGGATTGGCTCTCGTCGGCGGGCAACGCCATCGCCACGTCGTAAGGATGACCTCTAAGGAGTAGACGCTATGGCTCGAAACCAAGAGGCCATCCACTGCCCTGCGGGGGAATGGACCGAACTCACCAACGCTGATGCGACCACGATCACCTTTCAGGTGCAGTCGGGGTCGGTAAAGGTCCGCGCCACGGAGGATGATACGCCCCCGGCTCTGGCCGCCCCGGGGTGGATCTACCACGCCCGCCCCTCGGATGAACAGTCGGAGTACGGGGAGCTCGCGATCAGGCTGGATCAGCTCGCTGCCGGCGCCAGCCGGCTGTTTGCCATGCCGACCAGCGGCCGCCGCGCTATCGTGCTGGTAGATCATGCGTAGCCCGTTTGGAGGTTGGCACTCTGGATCCGGGGACGGGTCCGCCCCCACCGGGGTGTGGCGTAACTTCTCGCTCACAGCAGCCCAGATCGCAGATGCGGTCGGGTATAGTGACGCGGGGGGCGCCATTAGTCGCGAGCCGAACCCGGCTCATGCACTGGAATTATTCGCCTACGCCAGTGGCACACTCACCGCGCAGTTTGCGGGGGATGTTAGCGCCGCCCTTGCGGGTCGGGTTCTGGTTGTGGGCGCGGATGCGGCCGTCCCGGATAGCGTGGGGCATAGCGACGGGATTACAACCGCCGAATACTCTGACATCCCCTTGGTTGCTGACGGCGTATACGCCGTTGCATGGGTGGACTACCCGGTGTCCCTTGAGGCACCGACGATCTCTGGTGACGGCGAGACGGGCAGCACATACACTGCCGACCTCGGCACATGGGCGGGGGCTGATGCCTATGAATACCGCTGGCGGCGGGACGGTGACCTGATTGCGGGTGCCGAGGGGGCCGAATATATTTCTGGCTCTGTGGATGATGGGGTGACTCTCTCCGCGGAGGTCCGGGCGCAGCACCTGTCGGGCAAGTGGTCCGCGTGGGCGCCAACCAGCAACTCCATCCCCGTCGAGCGGCCCAACACGCCGCCGGCGGCGATAAACCATACACTTACCTATCAGGTGATCGCAGGCGAAGCCCCGCCCGCCACGGTGCCGGCGGCCTTCACCACGGGCCAGTGGACGGTTGCAGACAAAGGGAGCGGCGGCACGGTGACGGTCACAGTGAGCACCATGCCCGATGACGGCGGCGCGGCGATCACGGCGCTTCAATATCGGGTCGGCAGCGGCGCATGGGCCGCGAGCGGGCGCACCACGGCGGGCAGCTTCGATATCACCGGCCTCACCGATGACGAGCAGGTCAGCATCACGTTGCGCGCGGTCAACAGCGTCGGTAACGGCCCGGCCAGCGATGCCAAGACGGCGACGCCGACGGCGGCATTTACGGTCCCCGACGTATATCAAAGCTACATGTGGGCGCTGATCGACACGGAAACCGGCGGGACGTTGCGTATTCTCCTTGCTAGCGTTCCCGGCAACGGCGGCTCGCCCATAACCGATGTTGAGTATCAACGCGACGGCGGGGCTTGGGTATCGGCCGGAATATCGACCATCGGGGAAGTGTTCATCGAGGGCCTACCCAACGACACCTCTGTGAGTGTTTCTATCCGCGCGGTCAACGCTGCTGGCCCCGGCCCGGCCAGCGACGCCAAGACGGCGACACCGACGGGGGGCGTGGAACCCAGCGACGCCCCGGTGCTGATAGGGTCCGATATGTTCTGGAGGCAAGGCGGCACGCTCGAAACCACCTTACCTACCCACCAGACCGGCGACTTGTTATTGCTTGTCGTGGGGGGCTACGCCAACGTGGCGAACGAAGTCCCCGCCCCGGACGGGTGGATCGAGGAATTTGAATACCGGGACGGCACCACGGCCAGCTACCGGCGAGTTAAAGTTTTCTCCCGCTGGGCAGTGGACGGGGCTACCCCAACCCCCGCCGTGGCGGGGGGCAATACACGGATGGTTGTTCCCCTTGTTATCCGGGGCGCGCGCACGAGCGACACCTTCGTGTTCGAGAGCGGCCACCTAGTGGACTTTGAATTCGACATCCCCGGCGGTGAGGCCACGAGCGAGAGCCGGTTGGTCATTTCAGCGGTTGTCACGCAACTTAATGCGTTAGATTGGTTCGAGGATTGGGTTGACGAGACCAGCACGCCGATGCCGATCATCGAACAGGCCGGATCGGGTTCTTCCGGTTCGATCAACATGAGCGTCGCCGTTCGGACCCGCCCCGGGCCAGCGGTCGCGGGCAGCAGCACGGCTACCTTCGGGGAAACGAACACTCATGGGCCAGCGGTGATCATATCCGTGCGCCCGGCGAGCGAGGAATAGAGCATGACCATCTATAACGAGAACTCCGCCACCCGCTTGACCACCGGCGCGACCGATGCGGACAGCGACGATATCACGGTGCGCCGGATCAACGGCACCCTGCCGAATGAATTCCCCGCGACGGTCATGGTGGCGGGGCGCACGTTGCGCGTCTACGAGGATGGCCGCGTTGACTATGACGACCAAGGCGATCCATCGGACCACCCTGCGGATGAACAGACGGAAACAATCGGGACGTTTACTTATACGCTCTGGGACGGGCGCGACGAGAGCAACACCGCGACTGCGACGGTGCGTTTCACCGGCGTCGAGATCGAGGTGGACCCCGGAACCGAGGTCAGTGGATATACCGCCAAATGGACCGCAACCGGCGTGACCGGCGCGACGCTCGTTGACGAAGTGTCTGGGGCAGTGCTGGCCGCCGAAGGTGCCCCAACAACAGGGCCTTCCCCGGCCGGTGCCGATTGGCTGGGCTTTGAGAGCGGTGCGGCCTATTACGCTGCGGCCGCGCCAGCGGCCCTGCCGACGGGCAACAGCGCGCGAACAGTGATCTTCTGTGCCCGGGCGGCTCCGCAAACCGGGGCGGCCGCTTTCGGGGGCTTTACCTACGGGGCTAACGTGACTGGCGGCAGCTTCGGGTTCTTGATCAACGGCGGCAGCCATACAGTTGACCTGAACTTGGTCGGCGAATTCTGGACCGGCCCCAGCGTAAACGACGGCGAACCCTTCATCGCCACCGCAACCTATGACGGGGCCGGAACCCTGCGGTTCTACGTCGGCAAGATTTTGATCGCCGAGGAAACCGAATATGGGTTGGACACTGCGGCAGGCAGCGTGCGGCTCATGCGCAACATGGGCGGGTCGCAGGCGCGCGAGGGTAACGTGGGCGCGGTCTATGTCTATGACCGGGCGCTTAACGTGTCCGAGGTTCACCAGATGGCGGACTATCTGAATGAGCGGTATATCGCGGACCTGATCCCGCCCCTGCTTACCCAGCCGAGCATAACTCCGACATCGCCCACGGTCGCGACGGCCACGGTCACGGCGTCCAAGACCGCCGAGGTGTGGATGGTGCTATCGGCTTCGGCAACACCCCCCAGCGCGGCCCAGATCAAGGCGGGGCAAGACCATACGGGGGCGGCGGTCCCGGCCGCGTCGGGGGATGCGGATTTCGGTGGCGGGACGGTGACGCGCACGTTCACAGACCTGACCCCGGCCGCTTCCTACTATCTGCACGCCTACGCCGAAGGTGCTGCGCCTGATGGATCGGCCGTCGTCACGTCATCGGCCTCGCAGCAGCCGGGCTGGACCGCTCCATCCGCGATCACGCCGACGGCGGTGTTCTTTTCCGAGGCCGACCCTATCGGGACAAGCCGGGCATTCACGGCGGATCAGCCCGATGTCACGTGGTCGTTTGTCGGCACCGCCCCCACGGGGTTTGCGTGGGACGGCAACCGGCTCACCACCACGGCGGTGCTTACTGCCGCAACCACATCATTCACTGTGCGCGCCACCAATCTGGGCGGCAGCACGGATCAGGTGGTGGGCCTGACCATCACCGAGGCAGGGGTGGCCCCGGAAGCTGACATCGAGACCACATGGTCGGGGCTGGTGACGCTCCTGAATTCGTGGGGCGGCACCGTGCCTGCGGGCGTGGACGTGATCGAGATCACCGCGCCCCATTCGGGCAACATCAACCTGTCGGATGTCGTGCTTAACCGCCCGGTGACGATCCGGGGGAAGGGGCCGTTCACCAGCGGCGTGAACGCGGACCAGACATATTGGTGGAGCAACAGCAGCAAGCTATCTGGCACGCTGAACGTGTCGCGGGCCAAGGGCCTGCGGTTCGTGAACCACCACATCTTCAACGGCTCATCCTGCGTGCGCGCCGTCGGGGAAACCGATGTCCATATCATTTCCACAGCGATGGAAGCGACGTTCATATCGCCGTCCACCCCCGCCGAGGTCAACGCCGGGTCGCAGCAGGTGTGTATTCTTGGCGCGAACACCACGGAAAACACCGGGGTGAGCGGCATAAAATTCATAAACTGCACCTTCCAGTTTGCCCAAACGGCCGTGGTCTACTGGCGCAGCCCCGGCCCGGGCTGCCTCATGGACGGCTGTGTCATCCTGTGGCCCCGCCATGACTTCATGAAGGTTGTCGGCGCAACCAACGGCACGCTGGAACTGAAAAACAATTGGTTCGGGCGCGACTGGAACCAATCGTATAACCCGACCACGGATGATTGGGCGCATTGCGATTATCACCAAGCCCAGACTGCGCATTTCTCGGACGCCTATTACCACGGCAACGTCATCTGGACCGGGCTGAACTCGTCCAACGGCCGGTTCAACTTGCAGGGGTTCTATTTCGGAAACGGCTCGACCATGGACGGGGTGCGGATCGAAAACAACATCATCTGCACTGCGCACATCAACGCGATCCGGGCCGCAGGCACCGAGATAATCGACCACAAGGTCATCGAGAACAGCATATTCCGGGTGAAAGTCACGGCGTCGGGGGAAAACCAGACCGGAACATCCCCACAAGGCATGAGTTACACGCAAGCAGCCGGGAATTTCGGCGCGGGGCCGAACCACACGAGCGGCTGGGTCGGGACGGGCGGATATTTCCTTGTCAACCAGACGCAGGGCGGGGGCGCGGCTGGGTCACCAAACGACTTCGACTTCGACCGGCTGATGTCGGACGCCGGGATGAAAGGTATCCCGGAAACCGAAGCCTACGACTTCGACGTATTCCGCCCCCTTAGCAGCGCATCCCGCCTGCATTGGGATAACGTGAACCCCGCCGGGGCCTACCGCCGGTTGAAAGGCATCTTCGAGGACCACGTGCACCCGCAAGACTGGCCGACCGTCGCCCCGTGGAAACACCAATTCGACCGCAGCAACCTGATCTGGCCCGAGGTCGTCGGCTATGGGCCGCAGGGGGAAGGGATCACCGCGTGAGGAACTCAGGCGACGGGGGCGTCGTAGGTATCCAGTGGAAAGCAGTAGGACAGCACCGAATGGAACGGGCCAGAATGCACAAGATCGAAGCACTTATAAACCACACCACGTCTGGCGTTGCCGTCGCAGGCGTCGCCTCCGCCTTCGTGCCACTGTTCTCTGACGTCCAGAGGTTAAGTGAGGTGGCTGGCCTGTGGATGCCGGTGCTCGGGGCTACGTGGCTCATCGTCCAGATCGTGCGGGCATTAGGCCCCGGGGTCATGGCCGCTGTGCGCCACCTGCGCAGCATCCGCTTCCGGCGGTGAGCTAGGGGTATCCCCCCTACACAGAACCGCGTATACTGCGCGGAAACAAAGTGAGGTTCCCGGCCATGGTGCCCGATATTGCAGAGCTGTTCGAGGAAGCCTACGAGCGCGCCGGGCTGGAGATGCGCTCCGGCTATGATATGCGCACGGCCCGACGCAGCCTTAATCTGCTCCTACTCGATTGGCAGAACCGCGGCCTGAACCTGTTCACGATTGAGCAGGGGACGATCCCGCTCGTTGCGGGGCAGGCCACTTATACCCTCCCCGACGGCACGATTGACCTGATCGAACACCAACTGCGGCGCGGGGACGGCGCCAACCAGACCGACACGATGTTGGAGCGGGTCAGTGTCTCCACATATGCAGTGCAGACCAATAAGAATATGCAGGGGCGACCGACGCAGGTGTATATCGCCCGCGGCGCCGAAGATGTGCAGGCTACATTGTGGCCAATCCCGGACGGGCGCGAGGAGCAGTGGCTGTTCTACTACCGCCTGCGCGGCATCCCCGGCCTGACTTCCGGCGCCGGGGGATCAGCAGCAATCCCGCCGCGGTTCGTGCCGGCGCTTGTGTCCGGGCTGGCATTCGAGATCGCATCCAAACGCCCCGAGGTCGCGGACCGGGCAATCCCACTCAAGGCGCTCTATGAGGAGACCTTCGCGCGGGCCGCTGACGAGGACCGTGAGCGGGCGACAACCTTTTTCTCGCCCTTCATGCCGGGAGGGTTCTGATGGGGCCATATGCAAAAGGTTCAAAAGCGTGGGGGATCTGCGACAAGACGGGGTTCCGTTACAAGCTCACAGATCTTGTCTATGAGTATAACAATGGCCAGCGGACGGGGCTGCGTGTCGGTCGTGATGTGGCTGACCCGGACCAACCCCAGAATTTTGTAGGGCGGCTGCGGATCTCCGATCCAATGGCTTTGCGCGACCCGCGCCCCGACGCGAACACAGCCGAGGCCCGTGGCCTGTTCGGCTGGCGCCCGGTGGGCCACCCCCTCACCCAGATCCAAGGTGCCGTCGGCACCGTCACCGTTGTCACAGGAGACTGACATGGCTGAACGCAAGACATCGCCCCGCCCGAAGGCCCGGCCCCCGACGAAGCGCCCCAAGGCCCGGCCCGACTATGTGGATCTGCCGTCCCCCGACGAGGGCGAACGTCCGCATGGGGTCGAGCGCAAGGCCAAGGGCGGCCTGTGCCGGGGCATGGGGGCCGCGAAGCGTGGCGGCAGCTATAAGGCAGGATGACCGTGGACTACGCTCAGCTCGTTGAACTCATCCAAGACTATACCGAGAGCCGGGAGCCCACTTTCGTGGACAATATCCCGCGCTTCGTGCGTCAGGCTGAGCAACGTATCTGTCGGACGGTGATGATCCCCGAATTGCGCAAAGGGGCGACCACTCTGGTGGGGCCGGGGGCGGTGTATGTCTCCCGGCCGCTAGACTTTCTCGCGACCTTCACTTTCGCGGTGATCGACAGCTCCGGGGTGTATCATTACCTGTACGACAAAGACCCCAGCTTCATTCGCGAGGCGTACCCCAACCCCGCTGAGCGGGGGCGGCCGCGCTACTATGCGCAGTTCGACGGCGACGGGCCGGGGTCCGAGGGGCATTTCATTCTGGCGCCGGCGCCGGATGATACCTACACGGTGGAGATGCAGTATTACTTCGATCCGCCGTCCATCGTGGATGTGGGGACCACGTGGCTGGGAGAGAATGCGGAGACTGCGCTTCTCTACGGGTCTCTGGTCGAGGCGTATACATACCTCAAGGGCGAGACTGAGCTGATGGAGCAATACCGTGCGCAATACCAAGACGCCATGTCGCTGTTGACAGGGATCGACGTGCGGGCGAAACGAGATGACTACAGAGATGGACAGATGAGGTTGGGCGGATGAATTCAGAAATGCTGATCGGGCCGGTGTCCGTGCAGACATCGGACTACGGGGGGCTTTCCCCGGAGCAGATTGCCAAACTGTGCGCAGACAGGATCATTGCGGTGGGCGACAAGGCCCCGCCGGAGATTGCGCAGCAGGCACAAGCGTTCAAACAACACATATTGGAGGTCATCCTCCATTATGTTACACTCGCGGCGCAAGAGGACCGGGCGACGGTCTGCGCAATGGTAGACCAGCAGGGGTATCCAGAGATATCCCGCCTGATAAGGAGCCTATAGATGGCATTCACCGGAAACTACATGGCCACGTCGTTCAAACTTGGCCTCCTGCAAGGGGTGCACGACTTCCGTGCGTCGGGCGGGGACACGTTCAAACTCGCGCTCTACACGAACTCCGCTTCGTTTAACGCGGCCACCACGGCGTATACATCGACTAACGAGGTTGCTAACTCCGGCACTTACTCCGCCGGCGGCGCGACGCTGAGTAATGTCAACCCGACGACTTCGGGAACTACGGCGTTCACCGACTTCGCGGATGTGTCGTTCACGAGCGCAACGATCACGGCGCGCGGCGCCCTGCTCTACAACAGCACCCCCGCGCATGGCCCAGCCAATGCGGCCGTGGCGGTTCTGGACTTCGGTTCGGACAAGACCTCGACGGCGGGCACCTTCACCGTGCAGTTTCCCACCTCAGGCGCGTCTACGGCCATCATCCGCATCGCCTGATCGCCATGGGAATCCTTGAGGACCTTTTCGCCGGGGGCAAGCAGGGCTACCTGAGCTATAGCGGCTTGGAGGCATACACCGATACTGCCGGGACCGTCCCCGCGCAGCCGGGCGACCCCGTGGCCTTGATGAAGGATCTATCTGGGAACGGCAACGACCGGGTGATGGCGGAGGCCCACCGGCGGCCGATCCTCACCCGCTGGCCGAAGTCAGGGCGGCGGAACCTACTTGATTCCACGAACCCCGAGAATTGGGACCGGATCCCGGCCGCCGCCCCGTTCTCGTTCTTCCACAACCAGCCTGACGGGCTGGGCGGCAACACGGCTACGTTGGTGTCCTTCGGGGCGGTGGATGGCGGCCCTAATGGGGAGGGCGTATTGGCGCTCACCCGCCCGACAGGGCCGGGGGAATTCACGATCCGGGTCAGGATTCGCGGGAACAACGGGACGACCATCTTGGTTACGATGCCCTCCCCGGGGGGGCCGAACACGAGCTACACCCACACTTTCACGGGGCAGTGGGAGGAATTGTCCGTGACGCGCACGGAGCCTGAGGCCGGGATCAGACCGGCGTTCTACTTCATCCGGTATCCCGGAACCACGGCGTCTTTGATATTTATCTCCCACGCGCAGGATAACGCCGGACCGACACCTATGGCGTTCCAACCTGTCAACTCCCGATACGACATCACCGAGGCAGGCCAACCCGACTGCTATGGCCTGTGGTATGACGGCACAGACGATTACATGGAGACCGAAGGCGCCGTGGATTTCGCGGAGGGTCGGAAGGTGACCATCATATCGGGGGTGTCCAAGCTCGCACCTGTAACGGGGATTACGGCCTTTTTTGGCAACCCCGGCGCGGGGCCGCCATGGCCGGGCAGGGTCGCACTGTCCGTCATAGGCCCCGGTCACGAGAGTGGGTGGGGGTATACCATGATGGCGGGTGCGAGCGGCACAGACGGGCTGAACCGGATAGCTATGGCCCCGCCCAACACCCGCCAGACGCCTTCGAACAACGTCGTGGCTGGGTTATCTGATATGGACGCCCCGTACGTCGTCGCCCGAGTCAATAGCGAGCCGGGGGTGGTTGACACGAACGCTTACGCAGCGGCGGGGCTGGGGGCGGCTACGCTGTATACGGGGCGGGGCTGGGATGTAAACGCTCTCCTGAACGGCATCGAATGGGGCCTCGCCGTCCTCGGGGATATTCCGACCGAGCAGGATCTGCTCGATGCGGAAGCTGCCATCCTCGCCAACACCCCCGGAGTTGTGGCGGACACGACCGCCGCCCTCACTGCCCCGTCCCCAGCGGCGGGAACCGTTGGAACTGCGTCGCAGGCCACCTCCATAGACGCCGCCGTGTCTGGAATATTCGCTACAGCGTCCGCGGGGGCGGCCGATGCTACCACCGTCACTACGGTGGAGTTGGGCAGTAGTCTCCTCACATATGCGATTGTCGCCGCCATTGGCGCGGCCGCCGGTGCGATTGTTGCAGCGAGCAGTGTCTCTGCCGCCGCCTCTGTTGGCTCAGTCACGCAGACCACCAATAACAGCGCGTCAGTAACCGGCGTGGGCTCCGTGGCGCATCTGGGCGAAGTCTCCGCGGCGGGCGGAGCTATCGCCAGTCTGGTTTCCGAGGGCGCGCAGGGGCAGGTTGGCTCGACTGACGCGGGCTCCGTGGTCCATGTGGATCTGGACGGCGTAGCCGCAGAGGGAGCAGCAGCAGAAGTTAGCGTCGCCATTGACGTGGCCGCGGCCGCCGCGGGCTTGCCCGCTACTGCATGGCTGGAGCCGCCGCTTGCCTACACGGATATCCTCATCACCGTGTCCGGGATGGGCGCTACGACCGCTACACATGATATCATTGTTCGCAACGACATCGACGTGTATCTGGTCGGCTTGGAGGCGACACTACATCTCGGGGTAGCCACAACATGGGGCAGGCTCGTGATCGACGCCGACGATGGGTGGACTGACATACACCCGCATGGTATAGATTAGGCGGACGCCCGCGACAGATAGGACAGCCCATGCCAAGTACGTTTACCACTAATACTGGCATTGAGAAGCCCGGCGACGGCGAACAGGCCGGCGTCTGGGGGCGCACGGCCAACACCAACTTTGATATTATCGACCGGGCGCTCACTGGGTCGGCGACGATTTCACTGGCGGGATTGGTCAGCTATACGCTTACCACCTCATCGGCGGTGCTGTCGGACGGGCACTATGCGGCGATCACTTTCACGGGCTCCCCGCTTGGGGAAGTCACGGTCGTTATCGCTCCTGCTAGTGCGCAGAAGATCTACATCATTCGCAACGCCACGGATCAGGCACTCACCTTCGCGCAGGGCAGTGGCGCCAACGCCACAATTCCTGCGGGGGAAGCCGGGATCATTATCAGCTCGGGCACAGGCGCCACGGCCTCGGTCTACGAGGTTATGCGCTCGGTGACGACCGGGGTGCCTACGAACACACCCAACGCAACAGTGCGACGTGATGGCAGCGGTAATTTCGCCGCCAACAGGGTGACGGCCAATCTCACGGGCAATGTTACCGGCAACGTCACGGGCGATCTCACCGGCAACGTCACGGGTGATCTGATCGGCGACGTCACGGGCAACGTCACGGGCAGTATCTCTGGCCCAATTACGAACGCG